GATTTAATCCCGTTCCATAAGTCTGAGAACCATTGTGTGATTCCATCCCAAACTGAAACGATACTATCTACACCGTCACTAAACGCTTGCTTTGTTCCTTCCCACATATCGGTAGCTGAATCTTTGATGCCTTGCCACAAGTCTGCAAACCACTGCTTGGTATTCTGCCACGCTTGTTTTGCACCTTCCGCTGCTTTTTTACTTGCTTCGACAGTGCCGTTCCATGCGTTTAAGAAGAATTCAGCAACACCTTCCCAAGCAGAAACAATCCAATCCACTGCATCACTTACAACCTCTACAATTGCATCCCACAAGCCGATCCAAAAATCTCGAAAACCTTCGCTCGTATTCCAAAAATAGATGAATGCTGCTACAAGCCCTACAACTGCAGCAATGACTAGCGCAATCGGATTTAAACTCATAACTGTATTTAAAATCGCTTGACCAGCTGCTGCTAGTTTGCTAGAACTAGCCATGTTTCCCAGAGCAAATGAGAGTAATTTTACATCCTTCCCCACTGCAAAAGCAACTTTTAGCGGTAAGAAAGGTTTAATCGTGTCCCACAGAGTTGTCAAAAAGCTAATTACCGGTGGAATGCTGTCAGTGATAGCTTTGAAAGCTACGTTTACCGCTCCTTTGATCTTGTCAAAGTTTTCTGCAATCGATCCAAGCCCAGCGTCTTGCATTCCTTCATCAATCGCTGTGATAACATTCGCCAAACCTTTTACAACTGCTGTCTTGATGTTTGCAAAGGACGTCCTGATACCAGCCGAGTTCTTTTGAGCTAATTCAGCAAAACCGCCGACACCTTCGTTCAGCTCGATTAAGCGACTGTTAAAATCATCAAATGTAATATCGCCTTTCTTCAAGGCAGCATATAAGTCATTCGCTGAGTTAACGCCTTGATCACTAAAGGATTTCGATACCTTATCCATCGCAATCGGCATTGTCTCAAGCAAAGAGCGCCAAGACTGAAGATCGACTTCTCCTTTTGAGAGCATTTGTTGGTATTGTTGCGCCCCACGACTTGCATCAGCTGCAGAAGCACCACTGGCCAAGAAAGCATTGTTTAAGGCTACTGCTGTGTCTGTCCCTTTTTGCAAATCACCCGTTGAAATAGCGAGCTGTTGAGCGCTAGATACAATTTCATCTAAACTCGTTGGTAATCCGTCTATTCCGTCTGTCAGCTTGTTCATTGATTTGTCGACTTCTTCAGCGGAATAGCCTAAAGCTTGCATTACGACAGGAAATTTTTTTATTGTGTCGAAACGATCAATCGCACCGCCTAGTGAACTAGTAACTAAGCCGATAGCATTATCAATCAATTTAAAAACCCCGATACCTTTAGCGATATCGAGGATAGAAGTATTCGTTTTTTGAGTGCTGCTATCTAAGTTGTTCATAGAATTATCAGCATTCTTCATGGTAGAAGAAAAATTCTTGTCGACAGCCGAAAGGATCGCTTCAACGCTATATGATTCCATAGTTTTCCTCCTTTCCTCAGGAGTTAGCTTTTTTCATTAGTTTCAAAAGCTTAGTTTGTTTAGGTGGTTGTATTACTTCTTGTGCTTCAATTCCAAGAATCTCTTTTTCAAGTTTTTCTTTGTCAAAGAAATCTTCAAATTTCGTAAATACTGGAACTACCTTAGGTTTTTTCTCAGTACCTATATTTTTTTCTGCTTTTACTTTGCGATTAGCCCAAGCTTGCAGATGAATAACTTCTTGCTCATCTAGTCGTTTTAACTGGTGGGCTGTCATACGAATTTCAAACTCATAAGGTGTCATTCGCTCTATCTGTCGGATATCTGTCATTCCAAGATACCTAAACGAATTAATAAGAATGTTTTCGTATACTTCTGCTGAGCTTATTGTTTCGGTTTGTTTTCGTCCATTTGACGCATTGCTAGCTTTCCCGCATTACTTTCTCTTAATTCCTTGATAACTTCATCAAACAAAGCTTCGATATCTTCGTGATCGTCAATGAAATCATCTAATTCAGATTGTTTTACTTTGGGACTTTCTGTTTGATTAGCCATATAAAGAACATCTGACAATGTGGCAACGTTTGTTGCTTGTAGTTCAGGCAAAACTCTTGCGACCAGTCCGAGTCCAAATTGGACACCTTCACGCTCGAAAGGCTTTCTCTTGTCAACCTCCCGAACAAATTTGACGCCAAATTTAAATGAATAAGCTTTTCCGTTAAATGTTAATTCCATTGATTCATCCTCCTATAAATAGAAAGCACTCAATAAAGAGTGCTTAACCTTCAGGTGTTGCTTTTACTGTGTCTGTAAATGCGTATTGCACTGCTTCTGCTTGATCTTCGGTCAATGTAGCATATCCTTTTTGCTGACGTCCGAATACGCCAAATTCAAGCGATAACTCAAGTCCATCTTCTGCTCCTGGGGTCCAACCAAAATTAGTAATATATGCTTGAGAATATTTCGCTTTGTACTTATCAACATTTTCACCCGTGCCTTTTTCCGCACGATCAATCTCCCAAACTTCAATTACTTCCCCATCATCAAAGGCATCATCCATTTCATCAATGTGTGGGTCGCCTTTAGCAACAATCGATGTACCAGTCAATGTGTACTCGATGTCACCTAAATTGATAATCCCGCCATCTTTTGTAGCAGTTTTATCTGCACTTCTGCTTTTGCTATTTTCATGTTCGGTTTGGAAAGCCATCTTCCAAGCCGCTTCTTGTTCTTTTTTACTCTTAACTCGATAAAGCAAAATTAAATCAATACCTTGTTTTGCCTCAGCCATTTAAATTCCTCCTATTAATCTAAAATTCAATTCAATAATCGCTCGTTTAAGCGGTGTGTTTGTGCTTGTGTCTGTTACCGTCTGTATGTCGCTTGCATTGGTGTCTAGCGTCCACGAATATCCGTCAGATGTATTTACATGCATCGCTTGCTCAAACAAAGCAGACGCCATTTCAGACACCTGTTTTCGCTTTGTATGCAAACCCCATACAGAAATCACGATCACGACATTTCCCAAGACATGAGACTTGTTGGTGGAGTGAAGTGTTTGAGTGTCTTCAAATTCTACAAAAGGATAGCTAGTAGCACTCGCTGGTTTGTAGTCGTATGTTTGATACCCCAACGCATTCGATCGTTTAAACATTTCATCAAAGATTGATTGTTCTCTAGTCTTCATCTATTCCACCAACTTATCCATATCTGATTTAAACTGCGCCTTCTGCTTATTGAAAGCTGGTCGCATAAATGGTTGAGCTGATTGGAACCTTGTTCCGTACTCCAAATAAGGAGCGTAATCGGCGGTAGGTTTCACCTTTCCTGTTAACCCGCCATCGCTCAAATCCATAGTTATTGATCGTCTCAAGTTACCAGTGTCGACTGGCGCTTTACGTTGAGCGCCTTGTGTCAATTCAGCTGTATTTTGTTTGACGATCTGCTTCACATCTTTCATATTTGCATTAGACTTGAGTTTCATCGTCAGTTCGCTAACACCCTTGAGAGAAACATTCCTTCTAGCCACCAGAAGCCACCTCCTGGACGATAATGCTATTTCTTAATGCCGGAGTTCTCGTGGTGACATCCTTATACGCTTTCCCTTCGTACAAAATGCGATCATAATCTGGAACAACAAAAAGAGGCATGGTTCTGATGACCTTTGCCCCTTGTCGTATATCTCCAAAAATTGCCATACTTCTATCTGTTCCAACATCCGTTACGTTAACGTTCGCTGTCGTCCGAATAGGCGCCGATTCTACCCACTCGCCCAAGTCTGGATCGTAATGACTACCTAATCCATCTTTCTCGAAAGTAACCTCATCTAAAAATCTCATACGAAGTAAACCCTCCCTTGCTTGGGCTTGTATAAGTCTTCATCGTCTTTTCTTTTAAAGGAATCAATCTCCGATCCATATTCGGAAAAATCCGAATCAGGAAATGCCATAGATAGTCCTTCTTGAGAATACGAGGACATCCCTTCTTGTCCAACTCGGTTAAAACGTTTGTTGGTTACATCGAAAACAATGTACTCTAATGAATCAGGTACAACAGAAACGCCTAGCAATGACGCTAAGCGCTCTCTAGTTCGTTTCTCGATAACTTCTAGCTTATCATCTGTAGAACCACTTAGAAGCTTCTTAACGTCATCTTTAATTGCCATTCGTATCTATCCTTCCTACGGTTCAGTCAGAGTCAAAACGTGAGTATCCGTATGTGATCCATCTTCCGTTTCGATTGTTGTCGTGTATTCACCAGCAGGCACAGTTTCAGTCCATGTAATATTGCCGCTAGATGAAACCGCCAAACCAGTTGTTGCTGGCGCAATTGAATATGCCACTGTTTTATTTGTTGCGTTTTGTGGTGCAACAGTGGCTGTTAATTGTCTATTGCCGGCAGTCCCCGCAACTGCACTTGAAGTTTTAGGCGATACTGTAACGCCTGTAACGGGGACTGTTACTCCCCCGCCGGTTGGATTTTCCCGAATGCAGCATCCTTAACGATCATGAAGCCGACATCCATTGTTGCACGCATAGCAACCAATTCTTGTTCAAATAAGTTAACATCTGTACCATCTTCGTTTTTAAGCGTAGACAATTGCGCATCTTCTGAAATTTTGAATGAGATATTGAAAGGAATACCGTAGTACATATAGTTGAAGTCGCCTGCGTACAGTTCACCTTTTGCCAAAGCTTTCAAATCGACTACTGGCAAGCCGTCAATCGTGTTTGCTGAACGATCATAGATGAATTCCACATTGGTGCCAACTGTTTGAGCTGCAGAGCGAAGTTCTGTACGATTTTTTCGGTTAGAGATAAATGCGTTTGGTTCAAATTCGTTTTCACCTAGTGCATCTTCTAATGCCAAAATATTATCGTAAGTGAGAGGTCCCTCGATCACGTTATCAGCCGCAACAACAGATTCTTCTAAAGATTGTGGAAACGGATTGTCTGTATTCAACAATGCAGCAGCATCAAACTTTTTGTAGAAAGCTTCTGCAATCTTAGGTTGCATAACAGTGAAAAAGTCTGACATTTTGTAGTGCAAGTATTCCCGAGAAACTGGAATGATAACGCCTAGTTTTTTAGCGACCATAGTTGCTTGCAACCATTTAGGTTTAGATGTTTTGATCTTTTCACCTTCACCAACCCAGTATGCGCCAGGGCCTTCAGCAAAGTATTCGAATTTCTTTTCTTTGTCCGTCATTTCTTCGTACTTGGCCAGCTGCATGATCTTAGAGTTTTCCATGACTTCATTGACAATAAGCGTGTTGTACTTATCAGGGATCTTGCCTTCTTTTGTTTCGTAAACTGTCACATTATCTGGATTCCAAGTCTGAGCAAAGTATTGCAAATTCATATTCATTAATCGTTTGTTTTTCATTTAGTATTTCCTCCTATTTAATGATTCTGTTTTTAGCAGCCAATTCAGCCACAGTTTGTTTAGTGTTCTTATCAGCAGAAAACTGTCCGCCTTCACCCGGCGTTGATTGACGAGCATTTTCTTTTTTGATCTGAGATGCAAAGTTAGTAATAACTGCAACAGCCTTTTTAGTAGCTTCTGCATCTTCTGAAACAATCAATCCGAGTAATTCATCATCTTGTGGCAATCCTGCGCCTGAGAGCATTTTAGAAGCTTCTGACTTCATTTCGTTTAAAGTCTGTCCACGTTTCAGTTCAGCGATTTCGGCTTCTTTTCGCTCCAATTCATGTTGCAGTTTTTCTTCCGCATTCATTTTTGCGAGCTTCTTAGCTTCTTCTTTTTTCGCTTCTGCTTCTTGTTCCCAACTTGCGCGAGCCTTTTTCGTTTCAGCAGCAACAATTTTCGCTAATTCGTCACGAGAAAATGTTTTGCCAGTTTCTTCCTTCTTTGTTTCATCTGTGGTGGTTTCAGTTGTTTCAGTCGACGTCGTTTCTTGAGAACCGCCATCTTGTTCAGCAAAAAATTGAAGTTTCATAGGCATTAATAAACGTTTTTTCATGATTATTCCTCCACGGTTACGCCGCTACCCGATAATTTAACTAGTTACGCCAGTCAGTCGGAACAGCTTTCTCTTTAGTGCCTGTAAGCAGTAAGAAGGCATAATAAAAAGCCGTTAGCGAATGGGCTAAGGCTTTATTTGGTCTAAATTTTCCCGATTTTTAGAGATATTAAAAAAAGTTAGGCGGTTATCTCTGGTGTACATGGGCGAGAACGCTAGGATTCGAACCTAGATGCCGCCTGTCACCTACCAAAGCCCCCGATAATAGAAAGCAGTTAGCGAGTAGGCTAGCAACTTAGTTATTGGCGATCAACATAAGGTGCCGTACTACATCTGCAAAAAGGATGCATGTTTGGTGCATTTGTTCCTGGTTCCATTTCATCAACATCAAATACTTTTCCGTTAAGAGGTAAGCACAAGCGACACGCTGAAGGCTCAGAAATGAATGTGTACTTTGTAATATCAGCATCCCGATAACTTCGCTCTTGGATACCTATCTGCACCCTAGTCGTTTCTGTAACCATCAAACGCTCTGTATTGAATCGAGTATTCTCTCTACCTTTCTCGGTAAGAAATCTCGCTAATTCAGATGCCAACTGTTTAGGGTTACGTCCCATCGTCACACTTCGAACAAGCAACTTATCCAAGTCTGCTTTCAACTCTGCTTGATACATCCAAAGCCGTTCGCTAAAGGTCGCAAATCCATCCGCTCGAAACGAACTGTTTATCACTTGCTCCACTAATTTGGCATATCCGCTTTTAGCGATCGTCATTTCTAGGATGCCTGCTTGGCGTTGCAACTCTTTCAAGCCAGCACTGGTAAGCTCTCCTGTAAAATACTTATCCATATCGTTAAACGTGGATATCAGCTCAAGTCCAATATTTGCCTTTAGCAATTCCAAGCGATTAACACGCATTGTAAGGTTGTATAGCTTCAATTCCTTGTTTGCTGTAGGTGAGAAGTCTTTCTCTTTAACATACTTCTTAGCCTTGCGAGCGAATGCTTTTACATCCATCTCACTAGCACGCTTCACCGCTTCGCTACGAGTGATTTTCTGCCCATTGGAAAAACTATCCCACTGTGCGTCTATCTCTTTCTGTATCGCATCCTGTGCGTATTGCAGACGCTTCTTGATCTCGTTCATGCGTTTCTTATCATCTTTAATCTGTTGCTCTTGCCAAGCTTTCTCACGCTTGATGAAGTAATCTTGTGATTTCACCTAATCACTCCTTACCAACTGAATCTGACTAACTCAATTTTTGCATCAATCGAATGTTTATCCTCGTAATCCTCAACAGTAAAGCCGCCATCTTGAAACTCTTTGCGGATATCATCTGTAATGACGTCTTTGCCATAGAAAATTTCGTTGCGGCCTTTTTGCATAGCTTCGGCGATAGCTTCTTTGATCTTTTCGCTATCCTTCTTTTGGTACTCGTTCATCATCTGATCTTTTAGATTCATTTTTGGCAGCTCCCTTTGGTCTTGCGTATTTTTCTAATGCAAAAAGATATACTGATATGTTAGATAAAAGAAGAATAACAGCCATCTCGATTCCAAATGCATAATAAAAGAAAACAGCAAACGCAAAATTGATAAGTTTGAAAACTCTAATTTCATCGTCATAACTCATCTTCTTCATTTTCTTTTTCATCTTCTTAAACCTCCGTATCGGTTTCTTCGTCACTGTCAAAAACGCCTTTATCTGTTGGCGCTTCAGCATTTACACGTTTTAGCTCAGCATTTACATCTGGAACAAATGAAGCAAGTCCGAGGATAGTCTCTTGGCTCAACTCCGCTCCTGCATCAACAAGTGCTTTAAGCTCTTCCAGAATCGCTTTAGGCAGGTTAGGTGTAAACGTAATACGCATACCTTTCAGGTCAGAGTTTTCCAATTCTGCGATGCTTGATTTAAGGTTAAATAAAAGACGATAGCGTCGCATCAGGCCTTTTTTAAATAGCCTTTGCTTCACTGCCGTCATCTGTTCGAACCCGAATAGTTTATATTTCATCGCTTCCCCAGATTGCACACCTGAGAAGTTGTCATCTGTTAGATCAGGGACCATCGAAATCTCGTGGATATCTTTCCTCACACGATCTTTATAGGCTTCTACGCCATTTACATCATATTGCTTATAAATATAGCCAGCTGTCACAGACGTTTTGTTACCGTTGATATCTGTACCAGATTCAAGAAGCAACATGTTTGCATCCTTTTGCTTAGCTGCATCGTCAGTAGTTAAACCAGACGCTTGAATGTCACCGCTGATCACTAGGAGTGCATCGTTTAAGTCTGTCATGTAGTTTGCTGTATCGGATTGCCCCGCATCATACAAATCCATAAGAGAAAGAGTATCTTCGTATAAACCCATTCTGAAACGATTTGGCGAGTACTCAGTGATAGGCACTTCTTTCAGTTCGTGAGGTTCCTCTTCTGGGTTTTCAAGTGAGATAGAGTGTAGAGAAGTTTCTTTGAAATAAATCGTTTTATCCGATGTGTAGATAATCGGTTGAATGAATTGTTTGTCAGCGTTTTTCGAGAATCTTGTTTTAGGATATCTCACCGCCAGTATAGGCTCACGCTTAACAGTCGTATCATAGACAACGAATGTCTCGAACACATTTGCTAAATCCACATAATCGATATCGTCTTTATCTCGGTAACTGATTTCATACGCTCTGCCGTATTTATCCATGTCTAACCAAAGCTCGCCATTCAAACCATCAACATCATTATTCGCGTTGAATTCATCAATTTGCTTTTGCTGATCCTCACTATCGATCTGAACCTTAATCGGATTGCCTGTGTTGTAACCTACATCAAACGTACATAACACCTTGCCGAAGTTGTGAGCAGAGCGATGATCCGCTTTTTCCTTTTCCTTACGTCTCCGGTTTTTCATGATGTTGGTGTTTCTTGCTTTGTAATAATCGTCTAATACTTCAAGTCTTGGAACTTGGTATTGATGGTGATGTTGGATCATTCCTGCTAAGGTGTCCAAATCAGCAAGTAAGTCTTCAGCAGAACTAAACCGATAATGGATATTTGATTCTACTTCAAAACTGACATAGTTAACATTCACATCAGCAGACGCTCTGCTATCAACGTCATATTCAAATTCATTCACTTTATCCATTCCTCACACTCCTTAAAACATTCTCTTTATTTTGTTCCGCTTCTCTTTGGTAATGGTTGATTTCTTTTTAGCCCACATGTCTTCGTTAAATGCATACCTTGTCGCATCGATCGTATGGTTGTCTTTATCATCTAACCTTGGCTTTGGATTTCCATCACGATCAGTTTGATAGTCTATATTTTCAAACTCTTTAGCGATGTTCGGCGTTCGCAAGGGATCAATGCATATGAAGTCCAAATCACCTAACCATTGCTCGCCATATTCGACGGAATCAGGCCCTTTTTTGACACCTTTAATATTTCTGATGCCATGTTCGTTCACCAACTCAGCGTTACTTTTTGGCTCAGCAGAATCAGAGAATATCTCGTCGTTTTGATATCCTTTTTCATGGAGCTTTTTCGCTAGCTCTCTATTACTAATCTTTACTCCATAAATTTCATCTATTGCATAGATACCATTTTTCTTTTTGTCGTAATGCCATCTAACAAACGCTAGGGGATCAGTTGCATAACCAAAGTCATTCCCGTTTCGAATGTTATCGAAGTTAGCTACCATTTCATCAGTGATGCTCCCTGGCACTACTTTCAGATTGTCGAACGGTACAACACCAGATCCAATAGCTTTACCATCATATTCCCACTCAGCTCGTCTAGGGTTCCTTGCTCTAGCTGCTTCAACTTCGCTCAGAAACTCCTTAGAAATAAAGGGGTTATCTTTATAAGTTGAGTGATGGATGAATGTGTTTTTAGGCTGAAAGGATGTTTCATATTTTTTGTTTACCCATGATTGTTTCCGTTTTGGCGGATTATAACTGTAAAAGAATTTATAAAAAAGACCATCGTCCAATTCTCCACGCAATAGGGAGTTGGTGATAGTCGTTACTTCATCTTCATTCTTAAATTCTGCTAGCTCCTCAATCCAACCAATCGCAAAAGGAAATTTGCTGTCCTTCAACGATTTAATCCGTTCT